ATCCACTTAATTTTGGGAAATCACGACCATCATATTGAAAAAAATAGAAATGATTGTCAAGAACTTTTCAAGAGTGTATCTCATTACAATACTCTTGAAATAGGGCAATTTAAGTTTCGTTTGATGCACTACCCAATTAGTTCATGGGATGGTCTTGGCAAAGGTGTAATGCACTTACATGGTCACTGTCACCTTCCAACTCATTTAAGATTTGCTAAAGGTCAAAGAATGGATGTTGGTATGGATGGTCACCCTGAGTTCAGACCGTATAACATGATGGATGAAGTTATACCACTCCTTCGTCATCGACCAAAAATTTCAGAAGTGGGAGAATATGACCACCATTTAGATAACATACAAAATAAAGATAAATAGATATGGGAAATTGGTTTTTTCACAAACGCAGATTCGTAAAATTCGAAGGAAGATACTGGATTATTCCGTGTATATCACTTTGGATTGACAGGTATTATTTCTTGGAGACAGGAGTTGAAACTCCTGCCTTTGGTATTCAGATAAGTTTTCTTAACTTTGCTTTTGGGATGACCATACAAAAACGATATTGAAATGAAAGAACTATTCTTATTAAGAGGATTACCAGGTAGTGGTAAAAGCACATTAGCAAAAATGTTGGTTGGTGATAAAGATTATCGCCACAAAGAAGCTGATATGTATTTTGTTGATGGAGATGGAAATTATAAGTTCCAACCATCCAAAATCAAAGAAGCTCACAAATGGTGTCAAGAAGAAATTGAATTCCTAATGAAGCATGAACATTCTTCAGTTGTAGTATCAAACACATTTACTCAGGAGTGGGAAATGGAAGAATACTATAAGTTGGCAGAGAAGTATGGATATAGAGTTCATTCCCTTATTGTGGAGAATAGACACGGGGGTATCAACGAACACAATGTGCCCGAGGAAAAGTTAAAACAAATGAAAACCCGATTTGAAATATCTTTGTGAAAAACATACACGTATTACCAACAGACGAACCAAGTAGATTATACAAACAAACGGGAGTATTACTATTAGATACAATATCAGACATAAGTAAGGATGGTATTTATAGAAACCAACACATCTACATCACTTCTGATGAAGAAATTAAAGAAAGGGATTGGACTTTAATGTTTGATAGTTTTGGACATTTATTTTTATGTCATAAACCACAGCAATATTTAGGCATTGAAAAAGGACATCACTTAAATAAAGGTTTAAGAAAAATAATCCTAACCACAGACCAAGAATTAATCAAAGATGGTGTTAAATCTATTGATGATGAGTTTTTGGAATGGTTTGTAAAGAACCCAAGTTGTGAGGAGGTTGAAGTTCTATATGATTATTTTCAAGTAGATCAAAATAATCCAGTATTCAGGGGAAGCACAGCATTAGTAAAACAACATAAAATAATCATTCCAAAAGAAGAACCTAAACAAGAAACAATACAAGGGAAATATGTAATCATTGATATTAGAAATATGGATTTCATGAAAAATGAAAAAGATGAAATAAATTATTACGATACGGAAGAACAAGCACGTTTAGTATGTGGTATGTATGAGTTTGAAAATGCTTGGGTGATGAAATTAATCTATAATCACATAGAACCATAAAAAAATAATATGAAAAAGAAAATATTGAGTTTTGTTGCCTTGATTGGAGTGTTCACTTTAGGTATGTACACTGCAAGCCAATTTGTGTTCGGTACACCTGTAGATACTCACAGATGGTTAATAACCAGCATTGCGATTGTGTTACTTTTATCATTCGCCGACGAAAAAGAAAAAAAATAATGTATGAAACTTTTTTGTAAAATTGGACTTCATTATTGGAAAACCAAAAAGGAAAAACATGAAGTAGTTGACCATCCAAAAGGTAGAAAAGACATAAGGGTTAATGTACGAGAATGTAAACTCTGTGGTGATAGACAATACTACTCATTACCGGATAAAAATGACAGGAGAGAATGGAAAACTTGTTCCTTCAAAAAAAATGACAAAATAAACTTAGAACAAATTAAATAATATGCAAACATTAGTATTCAACACAAAAACTAAAGTAGTGACACTCTACGCACAACACCCTGGATCTAATATGATTCATACTTTCTCAGACGTTCCAACTGTAAAAGTTATGGAATCTTATTATGAAGTAGTGAGAAAACAACTCGATGAAGAAGGAAACGAAGTTCGTGTTCCTGTTGCAAGATTTCCAATTGCAAACACAAATATGTTAATCCAAAATTGACGTTTTCTTTTCTCCATTTTTTTTAGTACCTTTGGGAATACAATAAAAAAATGGAATTTGACTTAAACATATTGAACGATTACATAGAGAAGGGTTTGGTGGTTAAAAATGACCATCCTACCCTTCCTTTGTCTATATACAACTACACCAGAAAAACACAATACGAGAAATTGTGGGATAACATCACCAAAAGTTGTAGGGGGTTAATTTTGGATAATAACGGAAATGTTATTGCAAAAACCTTTGATAAATTTTTCAATTTAGAAGAACATTCTCCCGAAGAAATACCAAATGAAGATTTCGAAGTTTATGAAAAACTTGATGGATCTTTAGGTATCTTGTTTTGGTATCAAGGTAAATGGATTCTCGCTAGCAAGGGATCATTCACCTCAACCCAATCAGTTAAGGGGAAACAAATATTGAATGAAAAATATAATGTTGAACCTATACCTAAAGGATACACCACTTTAGTTGAAATCATCTATCCTGAAAATAGGATAGTTTGTAACTACGGTGAGGATGAAGTACTCGTTGTACTATCCATGATAAATTCTTCCAATGGTAAGGAACTTGATTACGATTCCTTATTGAAAATCAATGAGGAAACTGGATTACCTGTGGTTAAGAAATATGATGGATTAAAGGATTATAAGACCCTGAAATCCACAATATCCAAAGACAGAGAAGGATATGTCATCAAGTTTAGAAGTGGTCTCAGAGTCAAGATAAAGGGGGAAGATTACGTTTATCTTCATAGGTTACTTACCGAGTTTTCCACTATCGATATATGGGAATATTTGAAAGACAAAAAAGATTTAACCTTTTTGTTGGAAAAAGTACCAGATGAATTTGACGCTTGGGTTAGAAATACTGTGAAGGATTTGGTAGTCAGACATGACAATATACTAAAGGACTACACCGAAATATTCAATGACCTCGTTTCGAAAAATTTAGATAGAAAGGATTTTGCTGAAAACGCAAAAAGATACACTCATTCTTCACTATTATTCAGTATGTTGAATGGTAAAGATGTTTCACCATACATATGGAAAATAATAAAACCTGAATTTAGTAAGCCATTTTGGCAAAAGGAATCATGACACCAAGTTTAGAAAAAATTTTGAATACACATATTGTTCATACCGGATTTTTTGATAGAAATTCAGTTGAAAAATGTATGGAAAAATCCTATGATTTGGGGATTGAGGAATTTTTCGAATGGTTATCAAAACAAGAACATTTATCAGACAACATAAACTACATTATCGAAGAATGGAAGAATCAGAATAAATTATGAAATCTTATATTTTGGTTTTGGCGTTTCAGATTATGTTCAATATCTTTAAGGTGTTGGAGATAAAATACACTTATGAAAATAAGTTAGGTCTATTACTCTATAACTCCATTTACATCAATTTAGTCGCCTTGGCATCGGTGTACTGGTCTTTGGACAGATTATTCGAAGGTGATTGGTGGATTATACCATTTTATGTTGCTGGAAGTGTGATTGGAAAATGGATTGCAATGAGACACGTTGAAAATATCAGATATAAAATATTCAAGTTATTCGGAAAAAAAATTAGTAAGTTACAAAATAAACTCTCCAAGACAGATGAAGACTAACACAGAAAGTAAGTTTGAATTAAAGGATAATAGACCTTTCAAAGAAAAGACATTGGATTTTCTACAAAGTCTCATGTTTTGGAAGGGAAGAAAAAAAGGAATGATTTTTACCCGAGATATTTCTTTTGACGAAATTCGTGCAGTTTTTTTCCCAAAAAATTTTTACGAGAAGTATCATTATTTAGGACAAGTTCCATACCGACAAGATGGGAAATTGTTCAAAGCATTGTATCCTTTAGTTCTTGCAATGGACTATGAGGCAAAACCTAAATGGTGTCCAAGATGGGTTCTTCGTTTTCTACACTTGTTTGGTTCCGATAATTCCATTGTGAGAGTTCGTAATTTCACTTTACATAACTGGGAGAAAAAACTTACAAAAGGAATGATGATGTGGGATTACAAAACCAAATGGACCGACTATGATTTGAGAATTTCAATCAACGCTCCACAACATCTTCAGGATTTGGCGGATTACATCGAAGATGGATATTATTCTAAGGGGAGACAAGAAGAATTAGTAGGGCAAATCAAAGCAATCGATCCAAATGCGAAAATTGTTTGGGGTAGTGTGGATAGGTTAGTTGACCAATTAAATAGATTAAGAGATAGTAAATAATTACTGACATGATAGGAACAATAATATTTGCAATTATTTGTATAGTTTTATTGCCTGTGGCGTGGCTATGGGTAACAAGAATTGATTATATGCATAAAAATCATCCTGACTATAAAGGAGAAGATTTATTTGACGAAGATGAAAAAGACAATAGCAAAAATTAAGACAATCCTGAAAGATATTTGGTTAGGGTTTGAATTATCGAATAATTTCAGAAACAAACACCAACAATGGGGTAAACTATAGTTATGATTTACAGAACAAGAAAAATTGTAAAGTATGAAGATTTGAACCCGAGGGGAACACTTTTCGGGGGACAACTACTGAAATGGATAGATGAAGAAGCGTCTGTTTATGCCATTTGCCAAATTGGTGATAGAATGGTTGTTACCAAAGCCATGTCCAAAATTGATTTCAGAACATCACCTAAACTTGGTGATATCATTGAAATCGGTATGGATTTGGTTAGGTTAGGTAACACCTCTATTACCTTCAAATGTAATGTGAGAAACAAATACACCAAAGAAGATGTCATTACTATCGATGAAATTGTATTTGTTAGAGTAGATGAAACTGGAAAACCAACCCCAATAAATAAAGAAGAAACTAAAGTTTTCGACACTGAAGAAATTGTGAACGCAATTTTTGACACTGAAGAATTTGTGAACGAAATTTTCAAAAAAGACAAATAACATGAATAACATAGACAAAGCATACCAACAACTCCTACAAGATATTTTAGAGAATGGTGTTAAGAAAGAAACTAGAAATGGTGAAACAATCTCTGTGTTCGGAAGACAAATTCGTCATAAAATGTCGGAAGGATTTCCTCTTCTTACGACCAAGAAAATGGCTTGGAAAGTTATGGTTGCAGAATTGTTATTCTTTTTGAGAGGGGACACAAATATTGCTTACTTATTATCACATGATTGTCACATTTGGGATGGGGACGCCTACAAATATTATCTGACTAAAAACTCTTTTGATTCAGAAGAACAACTTACAAAAGAACAATTCATAACTAAAATCTTAAGAGATTGGGATTTTGCTAAAATTTGGGGGGATTTAGGTCCAATTTACGGTAAACAATGGAGAAATTGGAAATATGAAAATAAAAAGAACCATTATGTCACCACAGGAGAACCAACCCATTATAGTTTTGAAATAGACCAAATCGTAAATCTAATCAATGACCTCAAAACAAATCCTGATAGTAGAAGATTGATGGTGAGTGCTTGGAATGTGGGAGAGTTAGACCAAATGGTTTTACCACCATGTCATTATGGATTTCAAGTATATACGAGAGAGTTGAAAGTTTGGGAGCGATTGGACTTAGCGTCAAAAACCTATGATTCCTTTGACCCATTAGATTTCGGAATACCAGGAGAAGGAAGCCATAGTGAAATTGATAAATTATATCCAGTTCCAACAAGAGCAATCTCTCTAATGTTCAATATGAGGTCAACTGATGTTCCATTAGGTCTCCCATTTAATATATCATCGTATGGATTGTTATTAGAAATTATTGCAAAAGAAGTGGATATGGTACCAGATGAATTGATTGGTAATTTAGGTGATTGTCATATATACAAAAATCAAATTGATGGAGTAAAGGAACAAATCAGTAGAACTTCATTTGAGTTACCATCGGTACAAATAACCGAACGAAATTGGTATCAACATGAAAAAGTAAAAGAACATTTAGGTGAAAAAACTTTTAGTGAAAAAATTATGAGTTATAGACCTGATTGTTTTGAGTTGATAGGATATCAGTCACATCCAAAAATATATTTTCCACTTTCTAATTAATTTTCTAAATTATAGATATTTATATTAAAAGGTAAATCTAAAAAATATCAATACTATGATTATATACGAAATTAAAAATAAGATAAGTGGAAAATCTTATATAGGTCAACATACTTCGAATGACTTAGGCACATATTGGGGTAGTGGTAAGTTAATAAAAAAAGCTATTCAAAAGTACGGAATTGAAAACTTTGATCGGATTATCTTAGAACGATGTTCTAATAAAGAAGAACTTAATGATCGTGAAAAATATTGGGTTAAAGAAAAAGATTCAATAAATACTGGTTATAATTTAACCGAAGGTGGAACTGGTGGAGATAATTCCAATTTTATTGATTATTCGGAAGAATGGAAAGATGGTCAACGTGTTAGAACCAAACAATATTGGGAATCATTATCTGAAGAAGAAAAAAAAGAACGTTCAGTTAGAGTTTCAGGTGAAAGCAATGGAATGTTTGGAAAGGTCGGATATTGGAAAGATAAAAATATACCAAAAGAAGTAATACAAAGGAGACTAGAATCTCGTAGAAGTTATGAGGGTAAAGAAAATCCAAATTGGAAGGGTGGTATTTCTAAAAAACAATGTAAATGTGGTAAAGATATTGCACCTATCAATGAAACGTGTTCAGATTGTAGAGAACGAAGTGGAGATAATAATCCGTTTTATGGAAAGACTCATTCGGATGATGTGAAACAAAAATTATCCAAATTGAAAAAAGGTAATAAACCAAGTAATACACTTTATATTGAAATTGCAGGTATTGTATATTATGGATTATCGGAAGCATCAAAGGCAACCGGAATAAAACCAACAACAATTTGGCATAGAATAAACTCTAAAAATGAAAAATATAAAAATTATAAATATAAAAATTAAAGTACCTTTGTACAATTAAGTCATGCAAGTCGTTATTCTACTCAGTAAAGATGTTCCTAAATACATTTCAGATTTAATTTTGGGGCATAAGTTGGAGGGTGGTTACTCAATAGATTACGCATTAAATTCTTTGGTTTCCTATTGTAATGGTAAAGAAATTGTTATATTTGATTTCACAAAGTATCTAAGATTGGACAACCGATTTAGTGGATACGAAATAGATGATTACGGAACTAAAATAGTTATAAATTTCAAATAAATGTTACAATTAACGGAAACACAAAAAAAACAAACTTATGAAATTAGTTTGAAATCAAATGGTATTGTTGTCGGTTCATTTGTAAAAATTGATGGATTCTTTTATTATTACCCACCCAAAGAAAGATTTTGGGGGTGTTATTCTGAAGAATTTCTCAAAAGTTTATCAAATGAGTTAGAAAAGTTGAATTACCCAATTAATAAAAGTATTGACGAATACTTCGAATTACAAACATAGAATTATAATATGGAAGATTCGAAAGCTCGTTGCAAATGTGGTTGGCCTTGGATATTCCATTATAGTTCAAAAGGAAAAATAAATGCAATATTCAAAGCCAAGCTCCCACAAAAAACTATTGAAGATTATATAAAAGGAGATTATTGGTTAAAAAATGAAAAAAGTTAAAGAAGTATTTGTTATTTATAATCCTTACGATAATGGATACTATGATGGGGAAGGGTTCTTTCGAGGTATTCTATTTTGCAAAAAATATGTTGAGAAAGAAAATGCGATATTAGATATCGAAAAAATATTGACCAGTTCCATTGGAAAAACTTACTTAAAAATTGAAACATTACACACCAACTCATGATTATGAAAGAAATTAGACCTTGGGGTTTTTTTGAAATATTATTAGACACTGATTATACCAAAGTGAAACAAATTACGGTTAATCCAAATCAGAGATTATCCTATCAGTACCACAACCAAAGAAAAGAATATTGGACTATTGTTCAAGGTTCGGCGACCATAATTCTTGATGATGAAAAAGTTTTCAGATATCAAGGGGAGTCAATTCATATTCCACTTGGGTCAAAACATCGAATAATGAATGAAGATGAAACACCGTTGGTGTTCATTGAAGTTCAAGTTGGTACTTATTTTGGTGAAGATGATATTGTTAGAATTGAGGATGACTACGGGAGAGATAATTAATCTCTTCCCGTTAATTCCTATAAACTAATATACAGTTGTAATAATTTTTGAGAAAATGTTTTAGCATATCTGTTAACCAAATCCATATCATCTACGTCCTTTTGGTTTGATTCCATATACTTGATTACACCATCTATAATTTTATTTTTGGATTCCTCGGCATTATCCAAAACTTCTTGGAAGTTTTCATCATCTTCCATATTTTCTCCATAGTATCTTTCAATATGTGATTTACCTGCATATAATAATGGAGCGGCTCCAAACATATTAACAATTCCCGAGTCTCTAATTGTTGTTAGATATTCTCTAAACCATCTCCAATCAAAGTTATTTAACAAGTCAGAGTTTTGGGTTAAAAAGTCCCAACCTGGATTACGTTGTTCATCTATTTTTTCCGAAGAAACCTTTTTCCATGAATCCGTAGAACTAATTAAGGCTAAATTAGACCCATTTTCCCATTTAACACTAATTATCTTTTCATCACCATTAGGTTCAAATGGGTCAGTAGTTATGTCGGTAACTACACCAATCGTGCCAGGAAGTACAGCAATTTCTCCTTCCATGTGATAGCACATAACTTTATCCCCAACTTTTAATTCCGCATTTAATGATCCTTTCATAACAATAAATATAAGTAATATATTTATAATCATATGGAATTTTTAATTACAGAATCTCAATTGAGAACACTTCTTACAGAGGAAGAGAAGTCAATGCTTGGAACCTATATGAAAAGGTTAAATGTATTTACAAAACAAATTGTAAATCGGGCATTCAAATCATACGGATTAAACTTAAGAATGCTTCTAACTTGGGGTACTGCCGTAGGTGGAATGGTGCTTCCATTAGACCAATTTCTAAGAGACCAAAATTTCAATTTAACCGAAGACCAAAGAATGTTGGTGTTAGCAGGTTTGGCATTTTCATTATTTTTTGAAACCAAAAAAACATCAATGAAATTATTTTCAGTGATTAAAGAAGAAGGGTTGGAAGAAATTTTCAAAGTTGGGTTAAGAAAAGGAACACAGTTGAAAAATGCTTTCTTAAACTTTATGTCCTCAGTGGGTGCGGGTTCTGCCGCTTTTATTGACACGATAGCATACAGTTTCATGATACCTATTATTACAGATATTCAATCTGTAATTATGGAAACGCAAGATATAGACGAGGCGGCAATTTTGATTGCAGAAAGATTAATTGCGTCAGGTGTTGTATTGATGAGTTCTCAAGCTTTGACCGAAACAGTTAAGAGAGTTATTGAAAAATTAAAATAAGTTAATCTTTAACGTCAACCAAATTGACAATTTTTTTACAAGTTACCAAATAGTCAAGTCCAAAAAAATTCAGAAAATTTAACAATAACTCTTGTATTTTAAGTCTAAGTTCAAGATGTGGATCGGATGTAGCTGTAATTGGAGTTTCTTCTCCAAAATATTTTTTGAGTGTTCCCCAAAATCTATCTGATTGTTCATTAGATGGTAAGACATACAAAGTAAATTCAATAAACTCTTTTTTTTCTCCGAAAGTGATATAGTAGTCTATTCCTGTAAGTTTTACTTTGAAATCAGTTTCAAAATTAAAATTATCCTCGGCAAATAGTTGAAAGGTATGATTTTCCAAAAATTTATTTATTCTATCCCACAACTTATCTGATGGTTCCATACTATTATAATTCTTCAATTTCGACCACCAATTGGTCCGGTCCTTTTATGACTCTGTGCCAAACAAATTTGGGAATGTGAATATGACTGGCCCGAGACAATTTGACCGGCAATTCATTTTCCATTTGAAATGACCATCCACCACCTTCAATAATGGTTACATTTCGGTCATTTAAGTCTTGATGCCACTTTAATTCTTCTTCCTCAACATCAGGACTGAATGTCCTGATTTTTTTATTATCTACTTCTATTTGTTCAAAAGGAAAATCCATTACCAAGAATTTGAAGATGATAATCCAAGTTGTTTCGCATACCGTCCCAAGTTGCAGCTCCAGTAACCTGCGGTGGTTCTATCTTTCTTTTGGTCACACTTGTGTCGTGCTCTGAATGACTTCGCAGCACCTTTATTTGCGTTTCTAACTCTTAAGTTAGGATCTCCGAAAGATACTTTTTTAATACCCCCACTTTTAGATTTTACATAAACTGAGAATTTTTTTGGTCCACCTGAAGTTCTGAATGGTTTATTCAACTTAACATTTTTGCCTCTATGTTTTGCTTCTTCCAAAACTTCCTCTTCGTCTTCATCCTCAGTTACGAATGGAGCGTCAAGATAGATTAATTGACCCTTAACCATTACTTTTTTACCCAAGTCTGATTCAACCATCAAAGTGTCCTCTTCATTCAATTTAATCTTGCCCGCTTCCCACAATCTTCTTACTTCATTTACCAAATCAAAATAACTTTCAGAATATGCTCTGAAAATGTTATTTGTCAAAGTCAATTCATTATCAACATGGTATTTCAATGCCTCAGAAAGTTCAACAGACTCTTTAATAATTAAAGATTTATTTAGATGTTCTTCTAATGTTTCTTTTATAAGTTCCCTTAAATCCATTGGTTTGTTATTTCTTATAAATACTCTTACTCCCTATTAAATTTTAACTTCCAATATGTTCCACCCATTATGTATGGAGTGAAACTGCCAGTTACCCCATCGAAAGTTCTATTCGCAACACCTCCACCAATTGTTTAATTGTTTCAAAAAACACCTCCATTATTTTATGCAAAATCTCTCTCCACTTCATTCCTCTTCGATTGATTTAGGGGTAGAATCCAAAGTGCTACTTACAGACACACGATCTTCTTTATCCATTTTTTGAACTAATAGTTTGTCTTTGTTAGTATCACTGAACCAGTAGTCTATAATCTTACTATAAGACCCGATGAACGCACCTAACATAAGCAATAAAAGTTCTTTCCATTCTTGACCGACCGTAGTGTCCATATAAATTGACAATAGTATTCCAACAGTTAAACCTCGAAATGTTATCAATACAATTATTGTGATGAGCCATCTTCTTGTCATCATTGATTTCAATAATTCTTTGAATCCAGTATTCATAGATTTATTAATTTTTAACATAATTTTTGATTGGAGTCGGGATTTAGGTTGAAATTTTTTTCTTGTAAAAATTCCTCTGTGATGTTTTTCACACCGAATTCTAAATTTCGGTTTCCTGCGAGATTTCTTATTTGAATCTTGTTTACAACAGATTCAACACATATTTCATTAGTAGTTTTTGTATTGTCGTGAGGTATTATGGATAGCATAATGCTAGTCACGAAGATCAACAGTATTTTCATTCAATAGTATCTTGGTATCTATAAATAGTCAAAAAAGAGTAATCGGGTAAAAAATTATATTATTTTGTCAATAGTTTCCTATGCAAATTTTTGAATATTTATCATTATAAAAATAAATTACTATGGTACTAAAGAATGGGTCTAAAGGGGAAGATGTTAAAAAACTCCAGGCAAAATTAGGTTTGGGAGCCGATGGTATATTCGGTTCTGGAACAGAGGCGGCAGTTAAAAAATGGCAAGCCGCAAATGGATTGACTGCTGACGGAATTGTTGGTGAAGGGACTTGGACGAAGATGTTCGGTGCTAAACAACTAATTACTGAACCATCAACTCCAATTGTTAATGCTGGTCCACTCAAGTTGGAAAACCTTAAGGGACACATCCCTGATGCGGTACTTGCTCAGATTCCTGACGCAGCAAAAAAATTCAACATTACAAACCCACTTAGATTGGCACACTTTTTGGCACAAGCGAGTCATGAAAGTGCCGGATTCAAAGCAGTTCAAGAAAATCTTAACTATTCTGCCGATGGTTTGAAAAAAATATTCCCAAAGTATTTCCCTGGAAACTTAGCGGAAGGTTACGCTAAAAACCCTGAAAAAATCGCTTCAAAAGTTTATGGAAATAGAATGGGTAATGGTGACGAAACAACCAAAGAAGGTTACAAATTTAGAGGAAGAGGATTTCTGCAAACGACTGGAAAGGAAAATTACAAAAAATTAGGTGATTTTTTAGGCGTAAATTTGATTGAGAGTCCTGATTTGGTTGCAACAAAATATCCTTTGGCGTCTGCGGCGTTTTTCTTTGATTCAAACAAATTGTGGGTAATTTGTGATAAAGGAGCGGATGACGCAACTGTAACTGCGGTAACAAAAAGAGTTAATGGAGGCACAATTGGCATAAATCACCGGTTGTCTGAATTCAAACATTTCTATAAATTACTGCAATAAAGGAGTCAAAAATAAACCTCAACAATTTTAATTATTTATTCTTGTGGGTTTCGCAGAGTAAATTTTTATTGTATCTTTGTTGTAAATAAATAACCATGATGACAATGAATATGACTTCCGCAATCAAAGATTTCAAGTGGGTACTCAAACTACTTCAATCTTCAAAAAGTAAAGAACATCTGGATACGACACTTCGGTGTTTTAATCTTTGGGAAAACAAACACACCAAAGAAATACTCACTGATGCGGATGCCGATGCGGTAAAACATATGAGATATCAATTTTGGTGTTTTTTCAAAAATAAAAATTCAAGATTCGGAATCTTAGCAAAGTAAAAAAAAATTACTCTGTGGATACCGTGAACCGAATTTTTTTGAAAATTAATATATTTATTAACACAATCGCTCACAAAGTGAGTGTTCTCATATATCCCTTTATTTAAGACCCACATTTTTTGGTGGGTCTTATTTTTTTTACTATATTTGTATATTAAATCTAAAGACTATGAACTGGCAAAACCTCACTTATCCAATCCGAAGAAAATATCAACAAATCAAACGAGTAATCGACTTTTTACCGATTATTTGGAATGGATTTGATTTTGATTATGTCTATTCCATCCAACTTTTCAAGAAACAATTGGAAAGACAGGCGAAATTCTTTGAATCCGGTAAATCATATTCAGATAGGGCAAAACAAGATGCGTCAAGAATCAGAACCGCAATTCGTTTGATGGATAAAGTTTATGATGAAGAATATTCCACAGAATGGACTGATATAATCAGAGAGAAATACGGAGATGATGTATTAGATTCGGATTGGGAAGAAACAAGTCAAGGAAGTGGGTTATCTTATCACAGATGGAAGTATGAAAGTTGGGATAACGCCGAAGAAATCAGACAAGTTAAACTCGACCTGATTAATAAAGGAGAGGCTAAACAAAGGAAAGCGGAACAATTAGTATGGAAATTTGTAGGGCACAATATTCGTTACTGGTGGTCTTGATATGAAAATATTTGAAGTTTACGGACAAATTTATATCTTGCCTTTTGTTAAAGTAACCCATACAAGAGACCTTAACGGTGATTTAGAACTAATTATTGGTTGGTTAAAATGGGGATTAATAATAAAATTATGAAAAAAATTGTCTTTATAAGCGATACACACAATAAACACAAACACCTTACAAGTAAGGGGATGGGAAACATATTGGGTAGTGGTGATTACCTGATCCACGCAGGAGACTGCACAAGTATGGGATCCAAAAACGAAATCACTCAGTTTTTGGAGTGGTTTTCAAATACTGATTTCAAACATAAAATTTTCATTGCTGGAAATCACGATTTTGGATTTGAACAACAAACTGATATTTCCCAAGAATACAAAGACATGGGAGTAATCTATTTGTTTGACAATGAGGTTACCATCGATGGAATCAAATTTTATGGAAGTCCTTGGCAGCCAGAGTTCCATAATTGGGCATTCAACCTACCAAGAGGCGAAGAATTAGCACAAAAATGGGAACAAATTCCAAACGATGTTGATGTGTTAATAACACACGGACCGGCATACGGTATTTTGGATTATGCTCCAATAGGTGGTCATGTTGGTTGTGAAGAACTATATCGCAAAATTGTGGAGGTAAAACCAAAGATCCACGTTTGTGGTCACATCCACGATGGTTATGGACAAAAAACGATGGGTGGAATTGAATTTCTTAACGCGTCAGTTCTAAATGATAGATATGAACATGCACACAAACCTATTGTTGTTGAATACGATACTGAAACAAAAGAAATTAATTATATCTGAGATGGAAAGAATGTATCGAATTTATTTGGACGATGTCCGAACTCCAATAGAAAATAACTGGGAAATTGCGAGAGATTATGACCAATTCGTAGAAGTAGTCCAAAGATTGGGATTAGATAATATTGGAGTGATTTCTTTGGATCACGACTTAGGTGAAAGTGCAATGATTGAATATTATAATAACGTAAAAGATAACTATAAGCTTGAATACGATAACATAGAAGAAAAAACTGGTTATGATTGTTGTAAATTTTTAGTTAATCTTAGTATGGATAGTGGTATTCCATTACCATCAATTTACGTTCATTCGGCAAATCCAATTGGAAGTCATAATATGATGGGTTACATTAACAATTATTTAAAGAATTGTAAACTAACTCAAAACTGTGTTAGAAATGAAATACCCCATAAAATAGAGGAGGTCTTTATGTTAAGTCCAGAAGCGAGAGAAGCGAAATGGAAAAGAATTAAAAATTAAGCAAAATTCACTGTATAAAAAAAAGATGGAGAAATCCATCTTTTTATTTTTTAACTCGAGTCTGTTTTCTTGCTTCCTTAGCTAATTCTCCTAAGGTCTTCTTTTTCTGTTCTGTCGGGTGTTTGAATCCTGGTTTGTATCTAAATTCTACCGATATTGGTCCATTTTTGTTAATATCGGAATTGTACTTGAATACCGATACTGATTCCTCATCTTCATAAGTTATTTCCCACTTTGTAGTTCCTGATGTTCTCATACCACAAATATACCTAATTTTTTCTAAATAAAAAATCCCCACTCTTTTGGGTGGGGATTAGTTAATTTACTCTTCTGTTGAGTCTTCTTTACCTTTGTTAATCCATTTGTCGATTGACCCGATTCCAAAGGAACCAAGAACTAACCATAAGAAGGCATTAAAGATGAATTCGTTTATCACTAGGTCTTTACCTAAAGATCCGGTTACAATATCCGCAATAGCGAATCCTGTCATCATTACAAACGCCATAAACCCTACGACGCTTTTTTCATTGATTGTGTTGTTGTCATTGAACAACTGAGATAAGAATTTTTTCATAGTATTTTGGCAATTTACTTACCAATAAATATAACAAAAAAAGGGAGACACCGTCGTGTCTCCCAATTTTCTCCGTCGAGAAAACATAGTGTGTCTTTTTGGATTGGGCTGATCACAAACCCCAAGGATGGATGGTCCTTTGTTTTATTTATCGTCTCAAAACATCCAATAGTGACGTGTTTAATTTTATCTTTTTCAAGGTTAAGATAAAGGAAACAAAGACTTAAAACCTCCCATACCTGATTCTACGTTTTTCTAATTTATAAAGCGGAGAAGAAATTGTTAAGGTGAGTATGGGAAAACACCATTATAAAATATTCCGCTATCCATTTGGTGGTAAGAGTTCGATTCGAACGAACGGCTCACGGATTTCACTCCGCTGCTCTACCAATGTGAACTCAAGATTCACAACTGAGCTATCTTACCATATTGTTTCTCGGGGTTTGGAACCGAGTATCTTTCATCACCTGTAAGTCCCAAACCCTTTACAAATATATAAAATTGTTTTCGGACTGTCAAACTATTTATGAAAAAAAGCCTCCCCGTAATGGGGCGTTTAGGACCGTTCCAGTTATGGGACAATTTAAGAGAACGATTCGCTACCGTTCTCTTTTTTTTATTATTTCTTTATAATATATTTATAATAAAAAAGAATATGGCAAAAGGTACAAAGGGTGGATCTTCATCCCAATCTCGTAAAATTTCTTTTGGTAAAAAAAGAACAGGTGTGGCTAAAAAAGGTTATTCCAAATACGAACAAAAACCTAAAAAATACCAAGGTCAAGGCAGGTAATTCAAGACTTTTTTTATTTTTTTTAATATATTTTTATCATGTCAGATAAGAAACGTAGATTCTATCGCCTTTTGGAAACCTATATGAATGATTCTCGGAAGGAAGAGGTGGAACTTATGTATGGCAAAGATGCTAAAATAAAAGTTCATAATTGGACTCATAATACAAAGGGAGACCAATTCATATTTGAACTTATAGTTGTGTTGGGAGATACAATTAACGAATCCGTTATGGACACAAATCTCGCAGAAGTATTATTGGAGGATGCGTTACAATATTTTTATCCCGAGGTGACAAAAATATGTTATATAACAAGATTTGATGTCTGAAATTATAGATCTGGCAAATTTTTGGATTGTAAAAATTCTACTTTTACTGACAATGCTGCTACTTGTTCAGTAAGTTTTAATATAGTCGATCTCATCTCATCTTTTTCTTTGGAAGAATTTTCAAGGAGAGCCTCCAATTTAGCAATTCTATCTTTGCAATCATGACGGATGAAATCTTCATCATTATCTCTTTTAATTGCTCTTTTTTCATAGAATCTCCAAGCCGAACTCCCACCTAAAACTGTAATTAATGTAATTACTGCTGTCCAAATACTTTGTTCCTCCATTTTGTAGTTTTTTATAATAAATATGTAGGAAAAAATAAAAAAAATTAGTCTAGTACTAGTTCTCGAAAAAATCAACACAAAATTCGAAACCAAATAAGGTGACTAGATAAGATTCTACATCGAAAAGATCTTTAAAGCTATACCCATCAATACTAACTATCTGTATAAAAATGGCGTAAGAATCGTCCACCCAATCTTGAGTTTTATACTCAAATTTGAAAGTTTTACGAATTGCAAAATCCTTAACTTTGAATTCGGGAAACCTACTTTCCATTGCTGACAAACAAATATCTTTTATTCTACTTTCGACCATGTCATATCACTATTTAATACTGTGGAATAAATAAATTTTTGGTTCCAAGAGGAAGGTTCAATTAATGAAAGGAACTTATTACCATTCTTATCCTCATAGAGGTGGTAAACATGACCTATAATGGGTTCAAATCTATATGATGAGTCGTAGACCTCCTGAGTAATAAGAAACGATTCTTGGAGGGTTTTAACCTCTTTTATGAGTTCTTCATACCTTCGGTTAAATATCTTGTTGGCTTTATCGGTCCCATTTTGTTTGAATGGCGTCAAATCGGTGGGCACAATCTTCGGTGCTCCAACATGATGGGGATATTCCATCAAATTTGGGGTCATATTAACTTTATCGATGTGAGATTGTGTAGACATAAAAAAACCTCGGATATACCGAGGTTAAATGTAATCATTATTTTGTAAGAAACAAATTATTGTCCCTTAATCATTCCCAATCCATGTTTCAAAAATTCTTTTGCTCTTTGCGAAACATTAGACATCGCATATACTTTTTCAATATCTTTAACAAGTTCCTCACCGTTCTCATTTTCACGGTATAACTCAATAATTTTATCCATAACCTTATTACATTCTTTTTTTGTTTCGTCAAAATAGTTATAAGGTTTGAATTCTTTCAGTTGGTTCATTACATTAAACGCAATGTGTTCTCCACCGTCAGATATATTTGGGTGTAATCTTAAAGTTTTTAACAATTCCAATCGGTCAGTCAAACCATTAACACCATTCTTTCTAAGTTGAACTCCCTCGATGTAATCTTCAAGTTCGTCTGAACCAACAATGTCTTCAAGGGTTTTAACATTTCCACCATGACAGAATTTTCTATCATCTTTTTGTTCTGATTGTTCAATCATATATAATTTTTTGATTGATTGTTTTTCGTCTTCCGTAAGTACAAATCTTTTGCTCATACCAATAAATATATCAATCATTACAAATTGACAATCTATTTATTCTTAAAATGTATATGAAAAAAATTTTATATTCAATCGTAATTGTTTTACTATCCCTTTTATTTGTAAGTTCATCTCAAATTAAGAATGAGGTTGTCCTAAAACACACAAATTACACATCAACATTCAGTATTTCCAAAAAATATCCTGTGATGGTTGAATGGTGGGTAACCAAAGCAATGGTAAGTTGCCCAACACCTCTCAAACGAAAAGATAATTTCAAACCAGATCCTCTTTTACCTGAACATACAAATTTATCACAAGATTATGTTGGAGGTGGATATGATCGAGGACACATGATACCTGCGGCAGATAATCTTTGTCAAACACAATTAGTGCAAGATGAAAGTTTCTATTTTTCTAATATGTCCGCACAAACTCCTCAACTAAACAGAGGCGATTGGAAGTCCTTAGAAACATTCACAAGAGACGAGTCCAAACTAAAGGATTCAATTCACGTGTGGGTTGGAAATGTTGGTGAAATTAAAAAAATAGGTAGTGTGTCCGTTCCAAAATATTGTTGGAAGGTAATCCATATTAAAAAGGAAAATAAGTGGTTGGCGTACTTGTTTGAAAACAATACGTCAGCGCCTGATGGGTTCAAAAACAACGAAGTTGCCCTTAAAGAGATTATGACTTTAACGGGATTTACATTTCGCTAAACAAATACTTGTTAATGTTGTCTATTGTAAAAACAGTTTCTCTTTTATCATAGACATGTTCCCATAATGTTTTGTTCTTAAGATATGGGTGAGGTTGAGACTTCGCCCATTTTTTTCCCATCTCATAATCTTCAACTTTGTAGGTTAATTTTTTTGTTGGTTGTTTAGCAATCCAACCTCTCACGGTCATTTTTAATTGGTGTAACATAAGCATAAAAAAAACCCCTAATGTAAGGGGTCTAAAATTTGTTTATTGATAAAGTCTTTGTGTGTCTGAATAAAGTTGTCTCATTCTTCCTTCCAAAATAGTAATTTGTTTTTGGTCTTCAACAGAAACATCAAAACTTTTGGCTTTAATCTGTCTAATTTGTTCGGACATTTTTTCATATCTGAATAACATGTCGTTGTAAAGTTTCGCTTTTTCGTCGTTTGTTAAGTAACCCATAGTGTCGTTTTTTATAAATATATTACGGGGTTGATAATTGTAAATTATTTTTCGTATTTGATTTCAGAATGTGCATTCTTAATATCATCTAAACCTTTATAGATTTTGTTTTTCAATTCAGGTCGAGTTTTTCTTCCTCCCTTAAACATAGAAATTAATTCTTCTAAACTATCAATAACTTCTTCACTTGCTTCGATTACATCCAAATTACCATTATCAGTATCCGTTTGCATAGGTTGTGTGTATATGTCCAGATCCATGGCAACACTATTTGACCCTACCTCAACTAATTTTTTATACTGACTTTCACTAATAATGACTTTCATCGTAATCTGTTTTATATTTATAAATACCTAAAAATATGGATATGAGAAAAATTATAAAATTAATCTTCGTATTGTCATTAGTTATTATGACATCTTGTTCAACTCAACAAGGAATAGTTTATAGAAATTGCGATTGTAATACCACCAACTTTGGATTTGGATGGGATAATAATCCTTATTGGGGGTTAAATAACCGATTTTATGGGTGGAATGACCCATATTGGGGATGGAATAGTTGGAATCGGTACCCATATCAAGCAATCCCAAGATATTACGTGTATCCTAATAGAATTCAACCATCTGAACCTTCAAGATATGAAAGAAGACAATCTATTGGAGCAAGACCAAGTAGAAATTATCAAAATGAAACCAATCGTACTGATAATTTATATCCAGGAAGAACAGAACCGAACAGATATCAGAATGAAACTCCAAATAGATGGGAATCTCCATCAAGAGTTCAACAAAGAACGAATACACCTGTTACAACTCAACCAAGTAGGGTAGAATCACCGTCAAGGGTTCAACAAAGAACTAATCCGAATGTTACAACACAACCAAGTCGAGTAGAATCACCTTCAAGGGTTCAACAACGAACAAATACACCTGTTACGACACAACCAACAAGAAGTAGGGTTCAAAATAGAGAAAATTAACGTTTTTTTGGTTTATTGGACGATTTTTCCTTCCATTCCAACCAAAAACCTATTGCAACAATGATATTCATGCCAAAAGACATCAAGATTTCATGTAAATCTTGGTAAATGTTCGTTGTTAGGTGTACATGACCAACAATCCAGAATGGAATTGATAAATTTGTCGCAATCCACTTGATTAAAAACTTAATAAATTTCAACTTCATGTAAAAAAAATTCTAATTTGATGTTTTCATCAGAAAAATGTCTTTTTAGGTCTAAAAATTGTTTAACAACACCATATGGGAACCCATATCTCTCGCTAAGTTCCCATTTTTTCACATTTCCTCTTGTAATTCCGTCAATATAGTAAGAAACATCTAAATTCCTACGTGATATTTGATTAGTTGAGTATCCAAAACTACTTTCGAACCACTTTCTTAGTAAAATTTGATATTGTTTTTGTTCCAAAGAGAAAATATAAAAAAAATCATCAAAAACCTTTGGATTATAGTGTAATTTACCCTCACTATTGTATTGAAAATACCAATTTCTTTTCTCCAAATCAATAATCCATAAATCTTTACCATACGGATAGTAAATTTTATCTGATAATAGTTCAAAAAGTCGTTTAGAAATGAATTTCTTCAGTTTTATATTGTCAATTATATCCACCAAGAAAAAAATAGATAATAAATTAAATAAAGAAAATAAGTAAAAGGAATAAAGCAAATTCAAAAATTTTTTTCATGATGGACACTTAAATTTTGAAATTACGCCATATTACTGACCTGATTTGCAATTTTTGTAAGTGAAGATTCATAATTTTTGTCGCCAGCGTATCTGTTTCCACTTGAGTTGACGAAATTACTTAGAAGATCAGTGGCAGTTTTTCCTCCTGTCAGATAATTCTTCGCAATCAAGTCATAATATGTTTGTATTCCACTCTGTACTGAGTTGTGGAAAACGTTTTTACCACTATCAACATTTCCGACATTGAATGGATTTTTGGTTTTGATAGGTCTTGCGTTAGGATTACTTGAAAATCCACCTTCTTGAGCCAATTGTGCTAATGCCAATTCGACAGGTACATATTTACCAAATTTATTGAAAGAGTTTCTAGCGGCATCCGCTAACATTGAACCTCGAATACCAAGTAGGTTAGCGGATCTTGATGCAATAAATTTATCGGCAATTTCCGCATATTTTTTGTAGTCCTCTGGTTTACTCAAATCTAATCCTAAAAAATCTCCTGCGGTAGAATATCCTTTTTCTACAGAATCTTTCTTAGTTTCACTACTTTGAGCAATATTGAATATATCTTTGAAAAATGAACTTATTAACTTTTCAGGATCATCTGCAAGATTTTTCAAAACCAAATCTTTCAGTTGTTGTTCCGTAATTATAATTGTAGATTTTCTTTTCATAAGTAGAAACTTATTATACTTGATAAATATGACTATAAATAAAAAACCCTCACTTAATGAGGGTCTTATTTAAGGTTTTCTTTTTGTCAAAAAATAACGGATACCTTTGATATCAAAGAACTCAGTACCTACCTCAAAAATATGTTTTTTCAAAGGTTCAAACGTCAAAACTTCATGAGGGTATTTTAAGAGAATTTTACTATCTCCAAATTTAATTAAATTGATATTTTCCATAACCAAAATATAAGAAATTATTTCGATAAAAAAACCCCACTCTATTACGTGGGGTTTAATAATTTAGATTTTTCCAAAATCTTTATCTAATCTTGTACTTTTCGGAATTTCTCCTTGTGCCGTCTTTCCCATTTTCTCGGATGAAAGTTTGAGTAGAGCATTTATTGTTTTCTGTCCAACAATACCATCTTTTTTCAATTTTTCTCCTTTGTCATCTTTATTCTCAGATTGGAATTTTTCAACTTGTCCTTTAGTTAGACTGCCGAACATACTGTCAGGTTGTCCAGACTTACTAACATCTTTATACCCTGTATCAATTAATAGTTCTTGTATTTGTTTTACAATAGGTCCTTTTTTACCCATTGAAACAGTTTGACCTGACTTCAAATCCTCTATGGTCAGAGTAGTTTCTTGGAATCCTGTTTTACCTCCTGTTGAGTCAGGTGTTCCTGCCGATTCAGGTGACTCAGTGGATGCTGGATCTTCTGAATAATCACCAATGTTATATCTATCAAAAACCCAATCACTCATTTCACCTTCTTTTTCTTTCGCAAACATCTGACTCAAATCAGTTTGAGTCTGAGATTGTGATGTTACTGGATTAAATGTATGAAATTCATTTGGTGACCTTTTAGGTTCTTGTTGTTCCAAAATAAATTTCTTATGTAAATCGAGGATTCTACTTTTTTCCTCTTCGTTTATTAAAAACTTTTTCATTCTATAATTCCTTCCTTTTTCTGAAACTCGATTAGTTTTTCCTGTGTTTTTTGGTCAAATACCCCACTCACGGTCAAAGGATTATTAAGGATTCTATCATTTAGAAATTTTTGTAGTTTAACAACATTAGGGCCCTTACTTGCAACTTTTAATGGGAAACTATCATCCGCCTCGGGAGCAATATCAATCCATCCAAATGAATCTGATGACAACCACCTTTGACCATCATCCGAAATAATTTGAAAACTTGAATTTCCAGTACATTCCCATTTACCTGTGTAAGCTATTTTTTTTGTCAATGGATTGTATTGACTCCAAGTTCCAACTTTTGAGAAAACCCAAATTTGATTTTGGTCACCTATCTTAACTGTGACATATCCTCCTTTATGCGGTGTAAGTTTCCGACCCTTTTTATCAAGATAAGGTTGTATACAAGAAAAAACAGGGTCAATTCCATTAGTCGGTGATGTGGAAGTCGAACAGTATTGAGAATTTTTGAACGCATCTTTATCACAAGCAAATTTCTTTATGAATTGTTGCGACGTGTATGTTTCTCCCAAAAACGTACGAACATTATTAACCAATCTACCAATTCCTTCTTCAGACTTAAAGTCGTTGTTATATTGTTCATTAGTTTTATATGGATTTCGTTCACCTAATTGAGCAAAACGTGTTGCTAATCCTATTCTATTTTGTAAAAAATTTTCCATGTTTTATTCTATATTTTCTAATGGATTGAATGTCGATTCTACTTGGTCATCTAACCTTTCTAATTCTACTTGCTCAGGTAATTTCCCTTTTGTAACATAATCAACTAATTGCATGGGTTCATATCTCCTAACGATACCTTCCACAATTTTCATTATAATATCATATACGGTACCTGCCGGCCAAACCCATGCAAAATCATAATTAGGCCAATTATTTTTAATATCCCGAATTACTAAATCATAAAATTCATCGTCACTTCTTTTTTCTCTTTCTCCAGTATTTTTATAATTATCAATCGTATATTGAGCAATAATTTTAAGTACCGTAACGGTTCCATTCAAAATAATCCATCGTTGTAGGACTTCCATCCCAAGTGACGCGGCTAATCTAGTAAGAATCATTGCTTGTTCTGTACTCGCTCCATTCTGAATTAAACTTCTATAAAGTTCTCTCACATTTTTGGATAGGTTTCTAGTTGTACCTGTGATTATCCATCGTAGAAATAATTTCCAACTTTTTTCGCCATTGGTACTACCTCTTAACTTCGTAATTACCTTCAACATACCTGGTGTTTGCCATGCCCTCCCCCAAGCTTCCCCTAATAACTCAGCAATACCACGAACAGTTGGTTTAATACTTTTCGAATAAATCTTTTTTGCTAATATTTCGGCTTGTTTTTTCCCATAAAGTGGAGTCAAATCGAAAATAATTTGTTCTTTTGATTTTTTATTATACCGATTGATAATATCTGTGTTATTTTTAACAATATAATCCGCCATGTCTGATATAACCGCTTCCTCATCAAGAGATTTGAATATTTCCTTGAAAATAACTTCAGCGTCTTTATCCGTTACTTTACCCGATATAAAACTGTTCAAGAAATCTTGTCCATTAGTTATCTGCCGAGTAAAAGGATTACCTTGAGATGTCACCCCTTCAATAAATCCGTCAACATCATTACCTCTCCTACTTAATAAATTTTGTAATCTTTGAGTAATTCGGGTTTTCGAAAGCTGTCCAACTCCTGAAATTACCTGTCTTAAGGCTGCTGGTGGGATTTGTTCACTCAAATAGTTGTTAGATTTTTTAATCTCATACATTTCTTTGATGTGTTTTTTTATAAGTTCTTCTATTTTCATTTCTGATTCTTTTTAGATAAATACTTGTGATTAATTAAAAAAAAAATACTAAATTTGGAAAAAAACAATTATGACTCCATTAAAAAGAGGGTGTGTAAAAATAGATACCACAAATAAAAAAACTGAACTCACTCAGTCCTTAATCTCCGAAATATGTGATTTGATTAAAATTGATAAATATAAAAATATTTTTATCAATCAATTAAAAAACAATGAATTCAAATATGATATTTCAAAATGGAAGTTTTAACTTAGAACTTCCATTTAGAGGCATCATATGGAAGTTTGTCCAATTGTGATGACGTTATTGTAGGTGAAGTTTCTTTGGATTGTGAGGGTAATTTCATTCCTGTATTTATTGCAAATGGTACCGTTCCCCATCTTGTAGCACTTCCAAGTTGTTGAGCAACTTGTGGTTTAAGTCCTGCTCTTGTACCTATATTGGCTAACCAGTTATCGAAGGTATTGAATATTCCCGAGATGAAATTTTTTACTTGTGATACAATCGTTGTAATCCATGTAATTTTGAAATTTTTAGATATCCAATCTAAACCAACCATAACCTTATCAATAACATACTTCGACCCACTCTTAATTCCTTCTAAAACTGGTTTCAATTTGTCCCACAACCCTAATTTTTTTGCGCTTTCATAAATCGCATCAAGCACATTAGCAATACTTTTTCCACTCCCTTTAAGAATTTTACCAGCGGCGCTGTATAAAGGTTTCAATACTGCTGATTGAGCTCCTGCAGTGGCAGTAGCAATAAACGCAAAAACTAATGACAAATAATCGGGATTTCCCTTAACTGCTTGAATTACCTCTAAAGTCAGCCAAAATCCATTAGCAGTCACTACAACTGGAATTCCAACACCTAATATAGTTGCAATAGTTTCAACTGTTGCAACTTCCCATCTTGACATAAAATCTCTCACTTCTACGGTAAATTCTTCTAAAGTTTTTTCAGATAACCCTCCTTCCGATTTCCCAAAACCTGTCGGAGGTTTTGCCCCTGGCGCAATTGTTTTTCCTTTGATCCCTAAATCCTGTTCAACCAAAATATTTTCAGACGAAGTTTTCATAACATCATATTCCATCAAGAATTTGATTCGTTGTAAAACTTCCATATCCAATTGAACTGACTGACTCATTGTTTGTTTTTATAATAAATATACTACTTCTTCAAATGATTGAACCTGAAGACAATGTTCTCCTCTTCAGGTTTATCTGAGAATTTAGGTCCCAAATATTCTTGGAAGTTGTTTCTCAACTTTGCCTCGATTTGTTTTTCAACCTTTTCGGGAGTAAGGTTCGGTATTTCACCTTTCAAATAATTTTCAGGTGTTGGAACTTGTTTTCCGTCTACCACTTTCAAAACGTCTTGAATATCCACGTTCACGACG